AGATTTGCGAATCCTCTCAACCAGACGGGCATTCTTTTTTGCTCACCTCGCTGTTTCTATGCGGTTATGCACCATACTTTTCCAATGCTCTCCGAATCACATCCTCACAGTTAAACTCAACTTTCATCGTCTGATCGTCATACAGATAAACCATGCTGACAAAGGCATCCACACATTCCTTGGTCAGACCTCCTATGTATGTTTTTTGACTTGCCTGCTTTGTCAGGCTGCGGATTTCCTCATCCAGTTCATCTGCGGTTTCCTGCTCTTCCTCTTCTATACGAATCTTCTCTTGCAAATCTGCCAGCTTTTCCCCAAGTCCTTTCTTCTTTTCCAGATATTCATTGCGGGTCAGAATCCCATCTGCATACGATTCATAGAGTTTAATTTGCTCTGCCCGAATCATTTCTGCCTGCTTTTTCAAATCATCAACATCTACACACTGCAAGGTTATGGATTTTTTCTCCTGCATTCCCTGATTCACAACTTCCAATGCTGTAAATACCGTTTTTATAGCGCGGGCAACTCTTGAATTGACCGCCTGCTCTCTGTAATAGCCTGAATAGCAGTGCGAGAATTTTCCTACTGACCTTTTGTGACCGCAACAGAATACCATTTCGCCATACTGCTTCTCATGCCGGAGCTGTCTCAGGCAGTTTCCGCAGCATATTTTGCCTTTCAGAGCAAAATCATCTTCGGTCTTGTATTGGATCGGAGCAACATTGCGGATTGCCTTTTGCGCCTGATAATACTCATCTTTTGTAACGATCGCTTCATGGGTGTTCTCCGTAATAATCCATTTATCTTCCGGCAAGGTGCGGAACGCCGTAGTATTCACATCAAGTTTCTTCCTTCTGCCCATCACCAAAGCCCCAGTATATTCGTACCGCCGCAGCACCCTCCAGACGATTCCTGGATTCCAAAGTATTTCGCTCTCCGGGGCTATAATTGCATTGCCGCCTACTATGGTATTTTTCCGTTTAGAGTACAATCCTGGTGTCGGCAAGCCCAATTCATTCATCGCATAGGCGATCTGCGTTGTATTGCGCCCAGATAATGCCAAATCAAACACCTTTCGGACGCAGGCCGCTGCTTCTGGGTCAATCGCCCATCGCTGATTGCCTTTCCCGTTCCAGACGTAACCAAACGGTACATTAACAGATGTAGCTTTGCCACTTTTCCAGTTCACTTCCAATGCCGCACGAACCTTTTTTCCAATATCACGGCTATACAGATTATTCACCAGATTGCTGACTGCAACTTCGATGCCCGGAGTGCCGTTGTTCAGCTTCATGCTGTCAAAGGCATTGTTCACTGCTATAAAGCGGACACCCATCAATGGAAAAATCTGCTCAACATAATCGCCCACGCCAATATAATCACGCCCTAGCCGGGACAAATCTTTGACCACTATGGTCTTTATCTCCCCTTTCTTCAGGTCAATAATCATCTTCTGAAACGCCGGACGATTGAAGTTCGTTCCAGTATAGCCATCATCTACATACTCCACAATTTCGCCTGGGAGATCATCCTGCTTTTCAATATAGGAATGGAGCAAAAGCCGCTGGTTTTCAATGCTATTGCTCTCATCCTTGCTTCCCTTTTTCAAATCTCCATCTGACAGAGATAATCGAAGATAAATCGCAATCTTATTATTCATTCTGCACCTCCGCCACAAATGCCAGAACCTCTTGATACGGGTCACTGCACTTAAACTCGATCTCTACCGAATTGTCGATGCCTACATAGATTTTCTTGATAAGCTCATGTACCAGTTCTTCATCAAATTCTTTCTGATTCAGAATAGCCCGCATCCGTTCCATCTGTTCATCGCAAATTCTCATTCTCTTTTCAAGTTCCAATGACCGCTGCCGCTGCTTTTGCAGTTCATGTTCCAACCGCTGCTTTTCGGCAATATAGTGTTCTTTTAACCGACTATACTCTTCTTCATCCAGAATTTCTGCCTTATAGTCCTCATATAAGCGCAGCCGCCGTTCTTCGGTTTCCTGAATCCGAAATGCAATCGAGTTTTCCTTCACCTTGATAGAACGGGTGGAATCCAGACCACCGTTGTTCAGCATTTCTTTTACCATCTTTTCTTCTTCGCACATGGTAGAAACCAGATGATGAATCTGCTTCATTGCTACCATCATAAGCATTTTTTCTGGCACAGTATGATAGGAACATGGTGTTGTCCCCTTCTTTCTCTTGCACTGAAATACTCCGAAATAGCTTTCCTCTTCCGTTTTATGCACCTGACGCACAAATGTCATGCTGCGCCGACAACAGCCGCAAAACACCATGCCTGCAAAGTGATTCCTACACTCTGCCCGCACCTGCTCTGAACGAGCCATTGCATTATTGCGTTTTTCCTTGTTCCGGTTTCTTTTTTCCTGCACGATTTCAAAATCGGACTTCAAGATAATTGCCTCATGAGCATTTTCCACAATATGCCATTCTCCCTTATCTACCGGGTGCAGCCCAATTCCTTTATAAGAGGCAGTCCGGGTTTTTCCCGTTACCAAATTTCCGATATATACCTGACTATCCAGAATACGGAGAACAGAACTGGAGTGCCATTTATTGAAAGTCGTATCATGTCCCTCGTGCAGTCTACGATTCAGATGTTCATTCGGACGAGGTACTTCCAGAAATTCCAGTCTACGGGCGATTTCGTTCGTACTCACCCCCATAAGATACCACTGATAAATCAACTTCACATACTTTGCTTCATCTGCCACTTCATACTGACTTTTCTGTTCATTCATGCGATAGCCATACGGCACACACCATGAAGTAGGGATTCCTTTTTCCCTACGCATCTGGTAGCTCAGCCCAATTTTCTTTGAAATGTCCTTTGCGTACAGGCTGTTTACCATGTTCTTGATGGGAACTGCAAGACTGTCCACATCCGACTGCCGGATATTGTCAAAATCATCATTGATAGCAATAAACCGGATATGCAGCATCGGAAAAATCGTTTCCAGATAGTTGCCTGTTTCAATGTAGTCACGACCAAAGCGGGACAAATCCTTAACCACAATGCACTGGATTTTCCCTGTCCGCACATCCTGCATCATACGCTCAAACTCCGGGCGGTCAAAGTTTGTTCCTGTAAATCCATTGTCCACATAGGTATCCGTCAGAGTCAGCCCTGGATGTTCCTTGATATAACTATGGATTTGCAGAATCTGCGTATTCAGGGTATCTTCTGTTTCATGTCCGCTGTTCTCTGACGATAATCGTGCATACGCTGCTGTACGCAGAAGATTGACTTCTTCGGAAATACGAATCTCCGGTGCGGCACTCTGCGGCATTATGTTTTTTCTGCTCTTTCTAGCCATTTTAATTTTCCTTTCTGGTTCTCATCCATTCCTCCGGGAAGAATCTTGTCCATTCTTCCTCTTTCAAAACAACCTCTACTCGCTTAAAATCATCAATCCAAACCCGCTCCACATATTTTTTGATGTGCGTCCGTTCCAGTATTTCAGGAGTCGTAAGGTCTTGAAATTTTGTCAGCCATGGATTTACATAACTGAACGCCTGCTCTATTACGGAAACTTTCATCATAATGTTCTTGAACTCTGCTTCCAGTTCTTCTATTTCTGCCTGATACCGAGATTCAAAATCCTCCAACTGCTCTTGTTCCATTTCACATCTTTCATATTTCCGGTAGACAGCAGTTCTCTCAACATCTTTTTCAGACAGCGCATCCATAAGTGTTCTTGCCTGTTCCCTATAAGGCTGAAGCACAATATTCTGGCATCGCTTAACTTCATCTTTGTCCGATTCCAGTAATCTGCCAATATATCTTGCCTGCTCCTGCGCTGTTTTCAATGAAGATCGAATCGCATCAAAAATTTCAGTGCTTTCAATATAGGGTGCTTTCCCACTAAAGCACTTATATTTTCTGTCAAAAGAATATATCTGCCTTGTTTCGTCCTCAGTCGTTCTGCACAACAAGCGTTCTCCACTTGCCCGGTCATATATTTTCTTGATAAGGATATTGGGCGTTGATCTCCGTTTAGGAGCAGGAAGTTTAACCGAATCATTGATTCTTTCCTGCACCTTTTGAAAATCTTCCTCTGATACGATTGGTGGAACTTCCATCTTCTTCTCAGCACCGGACAGCTTCAATGTGAGCTTTCCGATATAGAGTGGATTCACCAGAATAGAGCGAATTGTCGTGACAGGCCATTTTGTTTTCCTCGTCACCTTTTTATTTCGAGTCATCTGAATTTGCGGCGATGGGACATTTTGTGCGTCCAATGCCGCTCCGATTTCTTGAAGCGTCATTCCTTCCAGATACATCTGAAAAATCAGTTTCACAATGTATGCGCTTTCCGAATCAAGCACAAAGCTCCTACGATCTTCTGATATGTCATATCCATACTTTGCCTGCCGATGTGTCAGCACTCCTTTTTCAAAGCTGTCCTGTCTGTTCGCTATAAATTCAAATCGGATTTTCTCAATGGCCTTTTCCTTAAAATACTGTTCCACTTCGTCCGCTGTTCGGTCTGTACTGCAAAAATCATCCTCAACAACAGCAAACTGAATACCAACCGGATAAAAAGTTTTCTGTAATACCTCAATGGCAAATGGCAATGTCTTGCCAAAACGGAAGATGGAATCAACGGCAACCGCATCGAATTTTTGTGTCATGCCGTCTTGCACCATTCGATCAAAACCATCGGCTGCTTCTGCCGATCTCTTGCGGTCACTGTACTTTTCTGATATTCTGTACCCTTTATTTTTCAAGTATTGTTCAATATTTGCATTCTGTTCTGCAATCGTATTGGCAGGATTTTCTTCTCCGATCCTACTGGAGATTGAACGTGTGTAACTTACCCACCTCATTCTTCTGCCACCTCTTTCCCGTTATGCGCCTGATATTCCATGAATTTTTCTGTAATGCTGTGTAGTTCGTCCTCAAAGCAGAAGTGAATTTCAATTTCTTCCTTACTATGAATGTCGATGTGGTCGATTAGTTCTACCACCACCCGCCGTTCCAGCGTTTTAATGTGCTGGTACTGTTTCAGTTCTTCCAACCAACCGGGAAGCATTGTGTCATGCTTGACCGCCTCCTGCTTTTTATCCTGAATCGCCTGAATTTTGTCTTGCGCCTCTTTTATCTTCTGCGCAAACCGGGCATTCATCTCACTGTACTCTTCCTTGCTGACAACATCATCGCAGAAATCCTGATACAGCCGAACTTTCAAATTACGGTATCGTTCCAATTCCGCTTCCAGTGCATTGATTTGTCCATCCAAAATTTTTACGCCAATCTGTTCACCGCTTGCCAGGTCTGCATGAGATAACACCTGTTCTGCTTCAACAAGAAGTGCAACCTGATGCCGGATTGCCGCCAAAACACTTCCTTCCAGCTTCTCGCCGTTTATCATGTGCGGAGTGCAATCTCCGCCATTCTTATAGGTGGAACAGTGATAGTATTGATATTTCTTTCCTTTCTTTGTCACCGTGCGCCGAATCATATTCTGTCCGCAGTCAGCGCAGCGCAGAAAGCCTGATAATGGATATACTGTTTTCTGACTAGGTGAAGTGCGTGTATCCAATTCCATCAACTGCTGCACCTGTTGGAACTCACCTCTACTGATAATCGCGTCATGTGTTCCCTCGACACGAATCCAGTTATCAGTCCCAACATCCTGACTCTTTTTTATTTTGTAGTTAATTTTCCGACGTTTACCTTGAATCAAGGTTCCCGTATAGGATTCATTTTTCAGAATCCGATTGACCGATACCACCGTCCATTTCTGGTTCAGTCCCGCTCGAAATCCGCAAGTATAATTGAATCCGCTGGCTCGTTTGTACTCATTTGGCGGCAAAACTCCCAATTCATTCAGATGGTTTGCAATGTGCTGTGCGCTCATCCCGTTGAGCTTCAGCTTGAAGATTTCCTGCACGATGCCCGCCGCGTATTCATCTATAATCAGATGATTTTTGTCTTTCGGGTCTTTCTGATACCCGTATCCTGCAAAGCTGCCGATGAATTGTCCTTCTTTCCGTTTTACATCCAAGTGGCTTCGGACACGCATGGAAATGTCCCGGCAATAGGTGTCGTTGATAAGATTGTTGAACGGAATCAGGATGCGTCCCTTATCATCGTTTTCTTCTGCACTGTCATAATGATCGTTGATGGCGATAAATCGGACTCCCATAAATGGAAAGATTCTTTCCAGATAACGTCCTGTTTCAATGTAGTTTCTGCCGAATCGTGATAAGTCTTTGACGATAATACAGTTGATTTTCCGATTCTCAATGTCCTGCATCATCCGTTTGAAATCCGGGCGTTCAAAATTCGTACCGCTGTATCCATCGTCTACATACTCATCGACCTTATGCAGTTCCGGGTGCTTTCCCAGATAATCGTTCAGTAAGGCTCTTTGATTTTTGATGCTGTTGCTTTCCTGCTGATCGCCGTCCGAACGTGACAATCGAAGATACACAGCGCAGCGATATTGTCCATTTTCCTGAAAAAACATAAAAAGCCGATAACCTCCTTAATCTATTTGTCGTTCTGACAATAAACCAAGAAAATTATCGGCTTTAGTTAGCATATTCTGTTTTGACCCAAAGCCATTATCTCATATTTCGCGGTCTATGTCAACGCTTTAATGCGCTAAAGTGCAAATTTTCTTCTACTTTATTCTTTTTTATCTTCTATGCGTCCGTGCGCATTTTTTCAGTGTGTCCTCTAATCGGTTCTCTCCGGCAAAACTGATCTTCACTACCATGCCCTTGTCAAGATAGCAATAAGGGTTCTTGATCTGCGAAATGAAATCGACCATCCGCTCCCGCTGCGACAAGTCTTTTCTAATTTC